CTCCTCCAGTTCCTGTACATGACCCACGCAAAACCTACAATGCCGAATATATCAATTTAGTCATGGCCGGAGCTCGTGGAGAAACATCCCAATCTCAACCTCCTCCCCCTCTCATTCAACCCGAAACCCACAGTTGTGATTTTGCATCCATCCGCGTTCCCGTAGCGCCCAAATCCATTCTTCGCAATCTTTCCCCAAAGAGCCAACCAATGGATGAACCAATTGCTCCGAGAAAACAGGTCGATCATGCCAAATTAAACAAATTGTTTGCTGATCAACTTGGAAATGTCCCTGCAACTGTTCAATCTCTCATGGAAGCTACTACACGAATGACTCCCAACCCATTCGCCACGTTAGATACTGTTGGTGATGAACCAGAATCAAGCATTTCTACAGCTACCTCAACCGAATGCCCGTATGGCCTTAAATGTGCTCTTATTGGCTGCCCGAAACATATTCCTCGTGATCTCCCAGAGGCTTTAACAGGTCCACTGGGTCGCAAGAAACAACAATATGCCGTCTCTCTCTCCACCAAAGGTGTTTATGCCATCGGTTTTCTTGATGATGGCAAATTCGCCCCTAGAGGAGTAACCTATTCCTCACGAGATTACTTCAACACCCTACAACATGTGCTCGATCAATGTGCGATAGAAAACAACTATCTCGATCAACCCAATGACGTATATGTCGATATCGAAGATAAGTTAGTCAAAGTTGATCTCTCAACAACCACTGCCTATCACCCTCGCCCAGATTTAGCAGAAGCATTTGCTAATGACCGTGTTCGATTCAAATTACATGAACATATGCTCAATACCTTGCATTTGTTCAAACACGTTGCTAAAGCTTCAACTGATACCAACCAAGTGTTTCAAATTATTACAATTCGCAATGGTAATCCGTTTCCTTTCCCTGCAGAACCACTTTCCATCGAATCTGGAATGTGGAAATTTGCGTCTGATACCCAACCCGGAGATTCAGGCTCACCAATCCTTAACACAGCCACTGGAAACGTCGTTGGTATATATTGGGGCACCAATGGTGCTTTCAACCAAGCTATTACCTTCAACAACAATGAAATTCAAATGATCAACTCAGGTGCAGTGCAAAAAAAAGAACTGCCTTCGCTGTAGGTGACTACACGGCGAAGGGAAACGTCCTTATTTTTTCACAAGTCACATCAGGCATCCACAGCTCCACCCGTGGATACTTCAACACCGAACTGTATGACTTCGCTCTTACTCAAGGGCACCCTATACCAAACAATTACGCACTCACTCAGATGGACATGGATATGTTACTTAATGATTTCAAAAAATTTACCATACCCCGTCCCTGCTGGGAACCAGACCTAGTTAAGTGGGCCTGGGCCACTTCTCATCTTAATTCCATTTCATTACCATTTATGACCACCCCCGTACTCTCGTTCGATGAAGCACTCACCCGAGTCGAACGTTCCAAGTCACCTGGACATCCCTGGAACCAATTCTACAAAACCAAAGGAGAGGTTCTCGATGATCCTTATGCTCTCTCACTCATACGTGCAACCATCCAAGCAATTTCTGATGGTCACCTCGACTTACGACTATTCAACCAATCCAGTCCTAAGCTCCACGAAATCCGACCAATGTCCAAACTC